TTGGATGCGGCACCAATACCTGGCACAACAAACTGCGTAACAATCTCTGCACCCTTACCAAGAAATCCTTCGGGGTCTAAGCCCAGCGCATCACGAGCAGATTCCGCCGCTTCGGTCACGCTATCGCCATAATTTGTGTCTGCGACTAAATCGACGCCAGCCGCAACAAGTCCGGCAAGACCTTCCGCTATCCCGATACCACCAGAAAGAACCCCCTCTGCTACCTCACCGACAGCCGTGCCATCGTAGAACTGTTGGTCTTGCTCACCAACAGGCTTTGGAACAAAGGTTTCAGTGTTAGAAGAATCAACGGGAATCGGTACAAAGTCTGCCATGTCAGTCTCCTACTGGACTTGGAACTCTTGACCACCCAATGTGTATGTCTTCTGTCCCGCTTGCTTCGCTGCGTCGTTGGCACTCTTGTGCTGCTCAATCGTCACAGTCGCTGTCTCTGTTGTTTGCGTTGTCGTCGTGGGTCCGGCCTGACCAGTATAGTAAGGGGCCAATGCATCACGCGCTTGCTGTATTGCTACCGCTGGATCTTCACCAGTCGCTGTCATGATCTTGCCTGCCAAGTCCCGAACTGCATCAGGGAAAGGTTCAAGGGGCGACATACCAGAACCACCCGACTTAGCCGCAGCCCGTGCCGACGCTGTCTGCTTGTAGTTCTGTAGACCTAGCAACACGGCTTGTGCAAATTTATCAGGCCCTTTGCCGACGGAAGCACCAATCGCAACATCGGCTATTCTTCGATTGATCTCATCAATGTCGTTTACATCATCTAAACCGAAGACTGTACGTGCAAAGTCTTGCTTGCTTTCGTCGTTTAAAGGAAGACCCGCCTGATCAATCACAGTGTTAGCGATGTTTTCTGGGTTTCCTGTCTCAACTGCCGCTTTAACCGCCGCTACCTGACCTTTGACAGCTTGTTCCGTTTTTTCAGGAGAACCATAACGTTTCAATAATGCTTCATACACCCCCGCCCCAAGAGAATTTACCGTGTCTACAAACGCACTGGCAGGATCACTTACCGTTGGTGTTTTACGGATATCAACAGGGCCTGCTTCTTGAAACTTCATCGGTGTTGTGGGTGAAGCAGGTTGGGGAACAGTAGGAACCGCTGGAGCAGGGGCCATGGGCCGAGGTGCGGGAGCCACGGCTGTTTGCATCGGAACCTGTGGCAAAGCAGTCTGAACCATCGGCATAGGTGTAGCAGGACCAGTAGGACGAATAGGCATCGCCGGAGGTGCGCCTGCTACCGCTTGCATAAGTTCAGGAGAGGACGCCAAGATACCGCTAGGGGGCCGCTTGATCCCTGCCATCTGATTTAGTTTGTCTCGTGCGCCACGTTGTGATGCGTTGATTATGTCAATGTTATTGATCCCGCCGAGCATTATTTTTCCTCTATGTCTTTAAGCCACCAAGTTTGCCAAAGATGTTTCCGTCACCTTGTGAACTTGAGTAGACATTAGCCCCTGTCAACACGTTATTAAATGAGCTTGATTCTGGAATACCCACCGCCGAGATGCCTGTGCCTGACACAGGAACACCTGATAGAATATCACGCATATAGGCAAAACGAGCAAACGGTTCATAGGCTTCCTCAAGTTGTGCCGCACGTTGTGCATCATATTCTTTCTGAAGCTGCTCTTGTTCTAGGCGACCAGTGTTAAACAGCGCGTTTACATCTTGGAAACCAAGTTGCTGCGCGGCCTCTCCAAGTGCCCCGATTCCTGTACCCAGTTGACTGAACATTGTAGCAGCGTCTATTCCACGCTTCTGCTGGTTTTCGAAGGCGTTCATGGAGGCATCAAGCGCACCAGTAAATGCCGCCGAGCGAAGCTCACTGCCTGTCTTGGCAACCTGCTCACCTACATTACGAGCCAACTCTTGTTCCGCGATAGCTTGACGAGAGCCACCAAACGCACCGCTACTTACTAACTGAGAACCTAAACGAGATCGTTCTATCTCTCCTTGACGTTTAATGTCCGCCAAGGTGGTGTCCACAACATCCTCAACAAACGGATTATAAAAAGCTTCGTAGCCACCTTCGCGAACGTATGAAACTTCCCCTGTTTCTGGGTCAGTTACAGTACGAGCTACTTGTTTTTCTATTGTTTCCCCTGTTACAGGGTCCGTTTCGGTGACGGTGTCGTAAACTATTTCACCCAAAGGATCGTACCGTCCGGTGCTAGACTCCGCTAAGTCTGCACTTTTTCGGAACATGTCTAAAGACTCATCAAGGTACGGCTCATACGCCCCCATTAAGCCTTCGTATATAACTTCCCCTGTTACAGGATCCTTGTACCCAGTCAAACGGCGGATGGCATCAACCTGTGCATCCGTAAACCCTATAGCTTCAGGTGGAGCAACCCCGCCCTCTACGGCAAAGATAGGTTCACCATACTGGTCTGTAGCTGCAAGGCTTGCATCTGTAGTAAACTCACCTTCAGGCGTTTCATAAAACTGAATCTTGTTTCCATCAGGATCAAGAGCCGCCATTGTAGGATCGAGAGTGGTGCCTCCACCCTCCATTTGATATACAGGCTTGCCGTATAACGGAGACTCAGTAGCTAAACCACCGATGATGTTCCCGTCTTCGTCTGTCTGAAAAATGTTTGCCAGTAAGTTCTTTAGAAACTCTTCCTGATAGTCAGGAAGAAGTTCCATGGTTTTGACAACTTGTTCCGCCATGGGTTATGCCATCCTTTCAAACTGGTTCATCATTTGATACATCTTCGCAGCCCCCGCGTTGCGGTTGCCGCCCCCTGCACCCTTAACAGCATCCGCTGTCATGACAAACTCTCCGTCCGATAGCCGTGCTTCCTGCACTCGTCCACCGTTCTGGTAGATCGCCGCCGGAATCGAGTCACTCTTGCCCGTGCCAGGTCCTTCAATAAACCCACCCATCGCACGACGTTGAATACGGTTACCCGCACCTGGAACACCTGGAACGATTGTCCCAGTGTAGTTAGGGTTGCGCTCTCCAGTTCGATATTGAGCTAGTTCTTCTTTGCTCATTAAGTTCTCAAATCGTGGGCGACGTTGCTTGTACAGCATTTCTTGAAGCAATGCGCCCATGATCGGGTCCGTCTTACCATCAGGTCGTGTGATACCTAACGACTGCATTATGCCCATCGCAGCTTGCGTCTGTGGACCACCTACGTTCCCCATCGCACTTAGTACTGCCTGCTGTTGGCCTTTTTGAGTAGACAACTGATTCATAAAATCCGTGCCGCGCTGTTGAGGCGATGCCCCCTGACCGCCGCCGCCAAGATTGCCTAGTACATCTAATGCCGCACCCGCTTTGCCAAAGGTAGAACCTGTTAGAAAACTTCCGATACCGGATCGAAACGCGTCCTGCATCGATCCCCCAGATAGAAGACTACCTAGACCAGAACCAAGAGCCGCGCTTAAAGGATTGCCGCCTCCTGCAACTAACCCGACAAGTGCGCCTATAGAAGAAAATAAATCGCCTGTTTTCTTTTCTGTTTGTGCTTCTTGCTGCATTATACCTCTCCTGAGATCGCTTCAGGTGCTGTTACATTAATACTAGTACTGCGCCTTTCGGAGCCAATCCAAGGATTACCACAGTCAGGGCACTTTCCCTTGGGATAACTTGTAATTTCTTCTGGCGTATCAACTGCGTTGTCGCAGTGTATACAATGCACTGTATCAGAACTTCCTGAAGGTTTCCACTTAGAACCGTCAATCATTGTTAGAATAGTATCTGTCATGTCGTCGTCACCGTAACCGTTCCTACCGCAGATGTGCCAGATAAACCTCTAACATGCGGAGTGTTTCCTTGAGCTATCTTAACAAAACCATCTTGTTGAAACAATGTTCCTATTTCTAAGTTAAAATCATCCGTTTGAAGCTTAGTCAAAACAATGGTTGTATTCCGACCTTCCCCTGGTTGTTGCACCTGTTGCAGGTAAACAGAAAAAGATCGCACAATCTCGTTCATGTACGTTTGAGTATACGAAGTAGGAGCGATAGGAAAAAACGGTCTTACAAGATTCCTGCTCATCGTCTGCCATCCGGTCTAATGTCATACCTTAGAGTGCCTAATCGCCATGTTGTACCCGCCAAATCCGAGCGAACATCCACAGACATTTGCCGCCCTCGTAGCCTTAGATTAACCAACTCCGTGTCATCCGACACAGAACTAGATGTCTCTTTGTTAAAGGGTCCCGCAGATTTATTACGAACTCTCGTCGTAATGTCTAAGACAGGAGACGGTTCAGTAGAGTCTCTAAAGATAACGTCAGGCATAAGTCGTTTGACTAGCACAAAGTTTTCCCCATCCCCAATGTCTACAGGGGCCGAAGTAATGTACGACGTTATCGCAGAAGCAGGGTTAGAGCTACCATCATCCAGCCCGTTTTCTTGGAAGTACAAATAATTGTCCGTCGAAGCCGCAATCGGAAACTCGTATACGCCCTGATCAACCCAAGCTGTTCTGGGTAATGCGCCATAATACCAAACGTTTTCTGCATAGTTATACACCACATACTTATCGTTGGTAGCACTAGACGCTGATGGGTAGAACCACCAGATCTCAGAGTGTTGAGCGTTTACACCTGTACTAACTTTACGGTACTGATTTTTGTTAAAGTCATTAAACACATGGTCACGTACCGTACAAGGAAGTCTCTGGACAGCACCTGTAAATGCATAAAAATCGCCCTCTCCCATCCAAAACACAGTGTCGTCCACTGCAATAGCAGCATTAAAACTAGCTATAGTTATGTTTTCAGAGACAGCGTTAATCCCAAAGAAAGTAGGATCCCCTAAATACTGCATGGTATAAAGCGTGGTGTCCGTAAACACTAGAACCTGCTGACGGGTTTCAACGGCAGCAATGATCTCAGAACCTGAACCCAATCGTAGCTCTCCAGCGGAGTTAGTGGGCAGCGTCTGCCAATCCGTCAAAGATTCTTGGGACGAGAACCGGATAACCAACGGATCCTGAACACCAGGCGTTGCTTCTGGATCACAACCAAAAGAGATAATATGACGATCCCTATCTGAAACTAAAATTTGACGAGAAACTGTAGGAGTCTTTGACGCTCCTGAGACGGTGCTTAAAGCAACTGCTCTAGAGGAAGTGCCTAGAGATGTATTCCAATAGTATATGTTTCCATCACGCGCGTTAAACAACAGGTCCTCACCAAAGTTGTCCTGAGACCACAATCTTAAACCAGAAGAAACCACAGCTTCGCTAGACGCATCGCCCCAGCCATCCGCAGACCAGGTCCCTGCACCCCAACCTGTACCAACAACTTCAGTATCCAAACCTACATTGATCTGATACTCCCCAACAACAGAGGCTCCACCGTCTCCGGTGTCAGAAGAATTGGCAGTTACTAAACTTGGCGTTAATACGCCATCTACGGTTATAGAGGAAATTGAGGTATCCGCAGCCCGTGCCTGAATCTTGTAACTATTTTCGTCAACTAGCTCAGTTATATAGTATTCTTGGTTCAAGACGTTTGCGGTAATTGTACCGCCTAAAGTAGCTGCACCACTAAACGTAACAAAATCCCCTAAAACTGCCCCATGAGACGTATGACTTACAGTAATTTCTGAGCTTCCGTCCGTAGCTGAAAAGGTGACACTGCCTGCGGAACTTGTTGCCCTAATAGGTGTGATGTCATAGAAAGCGTTACTTTGATTTACATAGAACTTAGATGATGTTCCAACTCCAATGTTTTTGTCACCATTAAGCGAAGCCCATGTATGAAGAGATCGACACGCTCCTAAAAAAGATGTGGGAGTTTGTCGAACCCAACCACCCATTTTTTCTGGAAAACCAAGTCTAAAGCGAACTTTATCCCCATCAATCCAACCGCCTTCATTGCTGTAGGCGGTGACATCGTTATTAATCCCTGGACGAAAAGCGAACTTAGATAAAGGCATTACGCACTCCTTCAGGTTGGTCAGGCCAAGTTATTTTATAAGGGTATTCATCCTGTTCAGGGATTGCTCTAAGTGCTTTTCTGTACTCCCCCAGCCACTCAGGCACAGGTTGGTTTATTTCAAGAAAAGAAAGAACTAAATCAGCGGTACGATCTAAGTGCTGTTGTATTCTTTCTTTTACGTTAGAAATAATTTCATCTTTAGGACGTAAAGTAGCTTTATAGACTACATGCCAATCATCCCCCACACGTTGTATCGTCCGTTTAAATGTTTCTGTTTCCTCGTTAATAGCAGGACGAGGAGATGTTTTTGTCTTCTTGACATTGTATTCTGCCAACAGCCTGTCAGGCATGTCCACAGGAAAACTAACATTTGGGTGCAAGTGTTTTAGCTCTGAAGGGCTAAAAGGAAACTTTATCAAATTGTTGTCGTCATCAACCAAAACATACATCAGCTTCCACCAAACGTGTAACCCGCAATTATATTAAAACCAGTAGACAAAAATACCTGAGAACCATTAGGCTTCCAAGCCATCGCGTTACTTACAGGGAATGTCATATTTGTTGCGTTTAAATCTCCAGTTAAATCCGCGTTGTCTAGCTCAGTAAGAGTACTAACGTCATATGCAGTGCTTAAATCAAATCTTCGGATTCTAAGATGACCACCTAGCTGACTGTCAGTTCTTACAGAAGTGGGAATTACTAGTGAGTCCATCATAAACATTTTAGTTCCGTTATCTTGAAACCTAAGATTGTTTAGATATCCAGGTTCGTCACCAGACACACTGTCTATCGCTGCATATGTTCCATCATACGGGACAAATGTTGCACTATTACAATCATATGCGGTGGCTAATTCAACTTTAAGCATATACGCCTCATCTTGCGTCCTTCTAAACCGCAAGTAAAGAGCGTCTCCTGTTGGACTAAATCGAACCGCTGCCGCAGTTCTA